ACGAACAGAGTCTTGATCGGGAATCACAGCCTGCAACGATAATGTCTTGCCCGCAGGCGTATAAATCTTAACTTGGTAGTAGCTCTCGGTGCGCCCCAGCTCGTTAGGCCATAAGTCTACCGTGACTGTGCCGTCAAGGCCTGTCTCCACCTTAGTGGTCTGTGGCATCACGTAGCCCTGATCCACATCAGGCCCGCTAAGTGTAAAGGTCAGTGTCGCGCCAACAACCGGCTTGCCGTCATCTTCGTACACCGTGCACAGCACAGCGCATGTCTTGAGGTCATTAGCGTCTAGCTTCATCACGTGATCCTTTGGTATTCAACTTGGGGGGATGTGCGGGTTAGTGACCGGTTCACTTGAACGATGGTGCGCGATATATCGGCACGAAACTTTCGCTCGTAGAAGGTCGCCGCATTGGCGTCGTAGTAGGGGGTTGCGGGCATGCCGTACAGGCGCGCACGGGCACCGTCACAAATGCATTCAAGGAAGTACTCGTAGATGTCTACGCCTACGCCTGTGGCGTCTCGTGTGGGCGCAAACGCCGCTCGCACCGTGAGCTTCTGGTCACCGACCTCGGGCTTGGGTACGAGGATAATTTCGCGCTCATTCATGCGGGTTAGAAACACGGGCTTGCCTGTTAAGTTCTGCCAGTTCGTCCAGCGATACAGGCGGTTTAGTTCTTCAGCCGCCTTGGGTACCAGCAAGCGCTCGCCTTGGTAAGCGAACTGCACATCGACAAACTTCACCCCCGCTTGCGAGTCAATCTCGTAAGTGCCAAGATCTTTGATGAGCAATAGATCATCAATGTCAGCCTGCCAAAAGCGCGTGCGCTCACAGAACTCGATGGACGCGTTGCGCACAGCGTTAAGCGCCACAGGATCAGGTGCATCAGGCACGTACTGCAACAACTCATTTAGGAACCGCGAGAACGGCACAGTCGTTAANGTCATGTCACCACCCCGCGTCNCATTTTGGGCTTCTCAGTCTCGGGCTCGTTNCGCATCTCCGTNGACGCTTTGCCACCGACCACAGCCGTGAAGGTCTGCAAGTATGAAGCCGCTAACTGCAAGCCCGGTGCGTACTCAGCATCTTTGCTACACGCACGGTATAGGANGTAATCCGTCATCGCACCGTCGTACAAACTACGCAGGCTTAGCGTGTCAGTCTCACTCTTTACGTCCGCAGGCACGCGCGAGTAGTTGATCTCGATCTTGCCCGCCCCAGTGTTGGGTGGGTAGACCCAGAAAGCGCGTTGGTTCTCTAAGCTGTAGATGTAGCTGTCGACCTCGGTTAGCGGGTTATCGACATGCCAGTTTGGGCTAAAGCGATCTAGCATCGAGCGCGAGGTCTCTTTGACCACGCGTCCATACATCTTGGCCTCGGGCGAGAGTACGTTGCGATAGACATCGAGCAACAACCACCCATCATCGGGCAACCGCTGTAGCGTGCCGCGCTCTAAATCGACAACGGCCACAGTGGCAGTGGCCGATGGTGCCAGCATGACGATTTGTTTCTGAGCCTCGTTAAGCCAAAGCAAAAGCTCCGAGCGCGTCCAGCGGATGTTGGTGTCATCCGTCAGTTGCACACTGGCTCTATCGAGGATGTCTTTGGCTTGTGAGTAGTTCATCGGATGGCGTCTGCCTGCACGGTACTAAAGCCCGCGCGCACCAACTCGGCGGCAGTTGAAGACAAATTCGCTACCACGCTAGCGGTCTCAGCCCAAAGGCCGTTTGTCACCATCTGTGCCACGTCGGGCGAGCCACCTTGCGCGGCCATAATCAATTCTGCCTGCACCGGGCTAAAGCCCAGCGTTACTAATTCTGCTTGTGTTGCCATGACCTTTCTCCAAAAAGTGGGAGGGGCAGTGGAGTCTGCACCCTCCCGAACCATCCGGCGTTTAGCCAGACACAACTGCAAGGGTCAGGCCCTCGGGTTGCACCACCTGATAGCCGTAGATGTTCAAGCCACGAACCAGTTGACCGAAGTCGTTGGGGTTCTGAAGCTGTTCGACCTTGGCGATCTGTGAGGCGAAGGTAATGGCCGAGGTGTGGCCTGCAACCATGGCGTGGCGCTTCTTGGTGCCTGCGGCATCGCCACCCATCCAGTCCTTATCTGCCTGTGCGCGGGGCAACAGGTTTGAGATGTAGACGGTGAAGCGGTCGATCTGGCCAACACGGCCATTGCGCATGATGCTTGTGGCGTCACCCATGAACTGAGCCTGTGCCAAGTTCGACTGCATGAGGATCTGCTTCTCAGTGGGGGTGAGCACCAACCAGCGATCGGTCTCAGGCACGTTGGCCTCATCCATGACAGAGCCCATGGCGGTGATGGTCTGCAAGATGTTCGCGGCGGTCAGCTCAAGCGGATCGTCATCGGTGCCCAAGTTGTACGAGCCCGAGATACGGCCAGCGGCTGAGCCCATGTTAGCGGGGTCGCCCTTGTTAAAGGTGCCAAGCAAGACGTCGCGGTCGATCTTGATCTTCATCTGCATCGAGGCGTCGTTGGTGAACACTTCCATCAGACGGGGCTTGGACTGATACTCGAGTACGTTGTTGACGTTTACGCCGAAGTACTTACCCTTGTCGATCACCATCTGGATGGTGTTAGGCGTGGGCACTTCGTAGCTCAGGTTCTGACCGATCTCGTAGTCGTTGATGGTGATGGACGGAATCGTGTTGATGATAACCGTGTCACCCATACCCGAGATGTCGCCTTGNTAGTCGGTGTTGGCAATGGAGCCAAAGACCGTGGCGGCGTAGAACTTCTGGGCCAGCTTGCCGGACCAGAGCGCGGGGATAAAGGTGCCTGAGTAAGGCGTGCCNGAGTAGGGGGTAGTGCCACCCGGGCTGTTAAAGCCACTAGGATTAACGGGATAGACTGGTTGTGGAGTAATGCTAGACATGACGTCTCCTTTTGTGAAAAAAGATTCGCCACTACCACTTCAGTCCCCGTGTGTTATCGGATACGGCCCTCCGCGGCGGCGGCATGAATTTCTGCTTCAATGCGCTGGGCCTGTTCGTCCGAGATATTTCCCCGTCGCCAATCGTCGTAAAACTCTTGAATTTGCTGGCTCGTAAAGATCCGGCTGTTTTGAGTTCCTTGTGGCTGGGTGGAAGCACGCGAGCTACTAGGCGCAACGTGCCGCTGAAGTTCTTCTTTGGGATTAGGTCTAGCCGGTGCCTGCGACTGGGTGCCTTGATAGGCGTTAAAAATCGTAGCCACGCGGTTTACATCGAGTGATTCGTAGGCGTTGTTCAAAGCCACTTGACGAGGTAAGCCGTAGACAGGATCGGTCTGCTGTAACCACTGCAAGAACCCGGGGTCGACGTTTAGTTCTTCCCAGTTAGGTACTTGCTGTGCCAAGCCCGTAATGAAGCGGTCTTGGTCAGACACCTGCTGTTTCGTGCTTACATCACCTAGACGTGCCTTGAGCATCTCCAACTCTTTCGTCAGCTCCCTGTTCTGGGCTAGCACTTGGCCAGCTTTCGCATCAGCGGCTTTCTCGATGAGGTTGACCAAATCCGGTCCGAATGCTTCGCGGTCTTCGTCGGTGATCGTGTGTTCTGGCTCTGGCTGTTCAACCTGCGCCGCTCGTGTCTCTTCAAGCTCTTTGTGCAACATCTGCACTTGGTCACGCATCTCTTTGATCTGCGTGTGGAGCTTAGGCACCTCGGCGTTGTACATGCCTGCAAGNGATCGGTAGCGTTGCTCAAAGGTCTGCTCTGAATCAGCATCAGTGTCGACCTTCTTAAACCGTCGACCTTTGCCCTTGGGTTGCTCAGGCTCAGTCGTAGGCTCTTGCGGTTGCTCCTGCTCGCTTTGCGGTTCTTGGAACTGAGGTGGCTCTTCGGGTTGTTCAGTCTCGAAAGCGGGAGCCTCATCCTGTGGTTCAGTCTGGGGTTGCTCTTCTTGACCAAGCATGCCTGAAATGCGTTCAGCTTCATCAACCTGCGCTTGTACAGCGGCTGGCAGTTTGTCCATTACACGTTCTCCGTTAGTGGCTCCGAGCCTGTCGTCCGCCCCTCATGGGCTAGGACACCCGGTCTGCTACTACTTTTGCATCTTCAGGGCCAAGCTATCTGCTTGTTCGATCGCTGTTAGTAACTTACCCAGCAATCCCGCCTCACCCTGTAGACGGTAAATCTGTTCGACTGATCCTGCCTGTGTTAACTGCTCTAGGGCTTCAGACCTCTGCGCCTTGAGGTAACCAACGAGTGGCTTCATCTCAGCTCTTTGCAGGTGGGTCATGGCACGAGCCACAGGCAGATCAATACGCATAATTACTTCTTAGACATATCGCGACGTGCCGAATGCTGGTGGTAGCCGGGGCCACCCTTCAGTTCGTTAAAGAGTTTTGACGAATCACCACCGATACCGGTGCGACCGCCTTTGCTCATGTCGCGCTTGGACGTCTCTTGGGCATATTCCTTGCCGCCTTGACGCTTGAGCTTGTTAATAAGTTCAGCCATTATGGCCTCCTATACAGGTACAACATAACAAATTATGTACATCCAACACTGCAAAATTTACCACACTACTATCTAACACGCTAATTTTGTTGCATTTTTGCTTACATCGAGCCCCCAGCTTGGCCATTTGACGGCATCTGGTTAGTTACTTGTGATCCATCTTGGAGGGTTTGTCCCTCTTGAGGTTTCTGAGCTGGCGCAGACTGTCCACCAGCCTGTTGCTGTTGCTGTTGTTGCATAGCCATGGCCTGTTGCTCGGCCATTTTGATGCGAATTTCCTCAGGCGTCGGTACAAGGTCATCGGCATTCATATCCAGTGTGCCTGCCATCTCGCGAAGCAGGTACGCCACACCCTCAGGACCCACAATCTGCTGGGCAATCGGGCTGTTTAGCGCAATGTTTAAGAACTCGTTGCGTCGTTGCTGGGCGGCTTCCTTGGCCAGAAGGCCTGAGACCCCGCGTGCCACGACTTTGATGTCGCCCTTTAGCTCTTTGTCGTCGCCGTAGCGCATGTTCATGTAGTACAGGCGGTTGACCGCCGGGTCGATGACACGCTCGTCGATGTTAGCTACTACCTGCTTGATGTTCTTGCCCGCGTTACTCATCATCATGGACATGCCAGACGCTGTGCGCCCTGCACCGCCCGGGGCGGAGCCGCCCATCATGTAGCGCGGAATGCCCGTGTACTCGTCGGCCATCTCAGAAAACTTCTGATAGATCATCATCAGCTCTTGCGACAAGCTCTTGGGCTGGAAAAAGTCGATCGGGCGTTGCCCGCCGTTCATGGGGTCTGACGTCACTTGCCAGATCTTCCACGGCATGAGCTGAGTGATGTTCTCACCCTCGGGCAAGCGGTCGATGTTGTAGACGACTTGTGGACCAGAGGCCAAGCTCATGTTGTTTACCAGCGCGCGCGCCGCGGCGTTACACACGCTCTGGCTGTCGCGACACAGGTCAGCGACCGAGTTGCCCCAAAACACCCCGGGGATCTCCTCCCACGAGGCCTTGTAGTATGGCTTGCGCCCAAACGGATCGGGGTTTACTACCGCTTTAATCACCCACTCACCGATGAGCCAGACCTC